TCACGTAATCAATAAGGCCTGACGGCCAACACCTGTATAAGTAGACAGTATTGTTCCACAAAGATCGGAGATCGCCTACCCCTGATTTTCTATTTCTGCTGCAGCTCGTCGCAACAAGCCCTCCAGCGCGGCCTTCACCGTTTGTCGGCGGACCTCGTCGCGGTTGCCAGGGAAGTGCTGAAGCTCGGCCGTGACCTCCTCGCCAACGCCAAAGGCCAGCCACACGGTGCCCACCGGCTTGTCCACCGAACCACCATCGGGCCCCGCCACACCGCTGACCGCCACGGCAAAGCGCGCCAGGCTTTTCTCCTGGGCGCCGCGCACCATGGCCTCCACCACTTCCTGGCTGACCGCCCCAACCTTTGGAAACAAGGTTTCCGGCACATTCAGCTGCCGGGTCTTCTGCCGATTGGAATAGGTGACATACCCCGCCTCGAACCAGGCCGAACTCCCCGGGATCCGCGTAATGGCCTCGGCGATACCGCCACCGGTACAGGATTCCGCGGTGGTGACGTGGGCATTGAGCACCTGCAGGCGGCGGCCCAGGTCAGCGGCAAGTTGAGTGATTTCCTTCACGACGGTCTCCAGAAGTGGGCGGGGGTTTGCCTACCCTACAGGAGCAAATCACTCATGCAAGCGACAGGCTGGAACAAGAGATCAGCGGGCGACAGCGCGCACATATGCCTGGCAAGCGCGCAGCGCGATCAGTCCCTGGTCGCCGGCATCGGTGATGCCGATAATTCGCTGAGCATGCGCCGGGTCAAGTCGGGCTCGTGCGGCTGCATGAACCAGGCCTGTGGTGGCGGTGGCGGTTGGCATTGCACAGCCACGGGCAGGTTCGGTGGCGTCGAGAAGGACTGACAACCGCACATCAGCAGTGGCCAGACGGTCGCGCAGAGCAGCCTGGTTATGTTGGGCATCGCGCAATTCCCGGGCATGATGTTGGTCGCTGGCACTGAGCTGTTGCTCCAGGGCCAGTCGTTTGTCTTGTTCAGCCTGTTGTTGATGCAAGGCCGCCTGGCGTTGCTGGCTGAACGCCTGTGCATGGGCAGAAGCCTGGCGCTCAAGCTGTCCCCCCAAGCGCCAGGCCTGGACCTGCCAGGTCACCGCCACCAACAGGCAAGCACCGATCAGTTGGTAGGCCCCTAGGAAACGCATAACACCGCCTTCGCCCGCGCCCACAGCCGCAAGCGATCCTCCAGCCCATTCAGCCCGCCATTGATACGCCGTGTAATGCTGGTGAACTGGTCCTTGTCGGCCAGCTCATTCAGGCCATTGACCTGCCAGAACCAGGCGGCCGACTCAACCGCCCATTGCGGTTGCTCCAGCAACATCGGCTCCCGTAACAGACGGTCATCACCAAACAGCGCCTGGCTGCATGCCAGGTAATTGCGCCGACCGGTGATCTGGATCAGTCCTCGGCCCCGGTACAACTGGCCGTCGCCATCCGCTTCGGGGCTATTGCCCAGGCGTGCGGCCAGGCTGCCGGTGTCGTATTTGCCCAGGTAGTGATCGCTGCCCAGTTCGCGCACGTAACGCAGCTCACCGGATTCGTGGCCGATCTGGGCGAGGAAGGCGGCAATGCGCCTGGTACGGTTAATCTCGAAGCGAACGAACGCCGCATTCAAGGGCATTAAAAAAACGCCCGCTCTAAGGCGGGCATCCGGCATGACGCCAAGCAGTTGGGGAGTGTTATCACCATTGGTTTTACTCTCGAAAAGTAGCTATATCGACAACCCACCCGCCGTGATCGAACTGCGGTATCCCGTCACCGGATCGCCGACATGAACCACCTGCTTTATCGACCAGCGCCCCTGCATATAGGACGGCCAGCTCTCATCCAGCACTAACAACCCTTCCGCCGCCAACAATGGATTGCCCGGGCAATCGATCAGCAACTTCAAATTTTCACGCCCCACACGGCGTAGCTCACCTTCGGCAACAGCGCGGGCTTCGGCTTCGTTCTGGCAGCGTTGGCGCAAGGTCTTGAACGGCGCATTCCCCACCTGGACGACGCGCTGCTTGCCGGCGGAGGCATCCCACCAACTGTCACGGCAGCCTTGGTATTTCGAGCGGGATTTTTCGTCGAGCTTGGCGGTGATAAAGCTTTGTTCACCGGGGCGATTGTCATCCGTCACGGACAGCCTCACTTCCGGCAGCAGCTGGCCGGAGAGCGATTTGGCTTGGCCGGCTTCGGCCAATACATAGAGTTCGTTGAACGGTTTGGTGACTGCACTATAAAGTCGGGCAAGGCGCGAAATGAACGCCATGTCACTTTCGTTGGACTGGTCAATGTGCGCGATCGCAATCCCCTCCAGCGCCGGCGCCACTCGCGGTGAATAGCCGTGACGACTGACCAGTTGGCGAAACAGCGCGCCCAGGGTGGTCGGACCGTAGCTGGCGGATCGACGCTGGCGGTAACCCGTTGCATCGACCACGCTGAAGGGCGCCGCGGTGGCCACGATCATCAAGCGCATGGGAAACAGCACCGGTGTGCGTTGGGTGACGACAAACTCGCCCTTTTCCACCAACCCCGATTCCAGGTAACCGGCACGCAAGCCGATCTTGCCGTTCAGCGTGGGCAGGCCGTCCAGGCCCTCGATATTCAGGGTCAGCTCCAGCCGGTCGGTCTCAATGCCCGCGGCGTCGGTGTGGCTCCAGTGCATCAAGCGTTGATTGAGCAGCGCCGCGTTGGCGCCATAAAACTCCACGATAGGCGTAAATCCCTGTGCCATGCAGCCTCCTTAATCCCAGGCCAAAACGGGTCGCACAGCTCCGGGCCGAGCGTGCAGTTCAGGTACGATCACCCACACGCCGGCCGGCAGCACCGGGCCATATTCGGCAAGCTCGGGGTTCAGGCGCCAGAGGGTTTCTTCCGCCGTGTCGTCGCAACGGCCCACCTCCCGATAAAGCAACAGGTTGACCGAATCACCGGCAATACTTCGTACTCTACGCATTGGCGAACTCCTCCAACTCCAGCGTCCAGGCCATGACCATGGCGGTGCCGTCATCGATGACATTGCTCTGGGTTTCCACAATCGAATTGATCCGCCACAAGCCCCAGTTACGACCGATGCCGTCAACCAGGGGCAACGGCGCCCGCGCATTTTGCAGCGCGCGCAATTGGTCCAGGCGCTGCATGCCTACGCCGTACATGGCCGTGCCGCCGAATGTGAGTTTTTCCAGCTTCTGACCGCTCTGCCGCGACTGCGACTTGCTGGCAATAATCGCCAGGTCACTCCAGCCGCCATCGCTGGCACGGACCAACGAGGAATAGGCGAATCCTCGAGACAAGCCGAAAATAAAGTCGCCGAGTACCATTTGTTGTCGCATCAATCACCTCCTGGAGGATCGGCCAGTGCCGCGTTGCGTCGGATGCCCAGGGTGTCGGTGAGCATCGGCAGACACTGAAACTGCAGCGCCTGGATCACCTGGTTGACGACCTGCTGGGCATCGGCGGGGTTTACACCGGTGATCTGGATGCTCGGGGCGAGGGTCACTTGCACGTTGTCCGTGCGTGCACTGTTGAGTTCCTTGCTCACCGCATTGGGCGCAGGCAGGCGATCCGTTGAGCCGAACAGTTTGTCACCGAGCCAACTGCCTGCCTCGCTGCCGAGCAAACCGCCGATGGCACCACCGACTGCGGTGCCGACGCCAGGAAAAATCAGCGTACCGATTGCCGCCCCCGCGGAGGCGCCTGCCCAAGCGCCGCCAGCGGTGCTAAGGCCAGTACCGATAGCGTTTGCGTCACCATTGCGCACGCCTTGGACCACGTCCACAGCGGTGTCGACATACTTCATCGGGCCGAGGCGGCGGATGGTCGATGACTCCAACCTGGCAAGCGTTCCAGACAAGTTCGCCGCCAGGCCCTTGCCTGCTCCACGAGCCGCAGGCCCGGTTGCGGGCGGTGCCGCGGAGGAGGCCAACGAGTTACCGGGCAAGTGGACCGAAGCCTGGCCCGCCTGCTTGATGTCAAATGGGATAAGTGGTTGGCCCATGGCATTGAGAGGTGGCGCGACAACTGGCGGCTTGAGGTCCACCGATTTGCCGGGGACCACCACCTTGTTGTCGAGTGTTAGCTTCGACGAACCGGGTATCGCATCGACGGGCTTGGGAACGTTTGCGCGACGCTTTTTCCTACTGCTAGAGGGGCGCGCTTTGTTTTTTTCCCGGACCGTCTCGCCAATGCCCCCGGGTAATCGTGCCGACGCCGGATCAATAAGGCTGGCAGCACCGAGGGACGTTGTGCCGGGGCAGCATTGCTTGTCCTTAGCCTTGTCCTTATCAACCCCCCCATCCTTGAAAAGTTTGCCGACACCTGGAAGCTTGCCAAGCGTCACATCGACCACATTGCCAGCCACTCGCGTCTTGACCGTATCCCACACGCTTGAACCCAGATCTTTCGCCAGGTCCGTCCCCGCCTTGAGGCCCTTGTCCACCCAGGAATCGTTCGGCGGCGTCGGTTCTTTCTGCCCGCCTTCCGCGGCGCCGGCAGCGACGTCAACCGTCTTGATTGCCAGCGAATGACCGTTAATGAACAGCGTACTGTTGAGTGTTTCCAGTGTCTCGCGCAGCCGCACTTGCTCAAGCATCAAGGCGTTGACATCCACACTGACGCTGATCAGCGCCGAAGTGAGTTCCGCCTGCGGCTGTAGTTGCGGCGCAGCATCCAGACGCACTGGCGTGGCAAGCCCTGCGGTGAACGGCGTGAGCACATTGCCAAGGTCCGCTTCGCCGAACAGCCAGCGTTTGTCTTCCTGGACGAGCCTCGTTTCAAATTGAGTCTCCTGCATCCCGCTTACTCCTGTTTAACGCCAAGGCGAGTGATCGCAATGTCGTAGCGGCGCAATGCTTTGCCGGCGTCCCAGTCAAGAATCTCCGCCTCATTGACCGAATAAATCAGCGGCACCACATCGAGGATCACTTCGATGTCGCGCTCCGAAAGAAGTCCGCCGGTTGATTTAAAAAATCGTCGATACGCTCCTGCAGTTCCGTCCAATCGGGCACAGTCAGGCCGGCAAGATCGGGGATCATCAGGCCAGTGCAGTGAGCAGTGATGAACTCGGCGCGTTCTTTGTTGGTGGGGAGTTTTTTCATCACCTTGGTGGCGCGCAGGGCGGGCATTTCCAGGGGCAGAACGGTGAGGCTGCGACCCGCAGCCTCGAGGGGCAGCAGCAACTGGACCGGCTGGTCGTGGGCCGGTTGCTCAGTCTCACCGAGGAAAAAAGACGCAGGGCGCGTCGACATCTCATGTACGTATTGGGCGATGGTCACGTAGTCCGGGCGCTTGAGCTGGTCGAGTTCTTTTTCCGACAGGCCGGTGGCGAGTTTCGCCAGTTCGAAAAACTGATCGTCCTCGTCGTCACCGGCCCGGGCCAGCGCTTCTTTTTGCGCGGCGTAGTACAGCGGCTTGAGTTGCACCTGCTGGATCGTCGCGCCGGTGTCGGCGGTGATCGGAGACAGCAGGAGGTGCAGCGGTGGCATCCAGGCCATGGGGCAATTCCTTGATGAAGTAAGGGGCGAGCACGCCCGCCCCCGGGGAGTTACGGCATCAGCACCGCACGGCGGGCATCGCCGAGGATGTCGACACCATTGAGCACGAACTTCTGGGTGCGCACGTCGATGTCGATGACCGGGATGCCGTTTTCCAGGCGGTTGTAAGTGCGGCAGGACAGCTCAAGCGTGGTGAGAGCCTTGTCGCCCATCTTCAACTTGGCTTCGACCAGGGATTTCAGCTTGCCGCCGACCGTGTGATAGGTGAAGTAGGTCTTGCCGTCCTGATCCTGGCCGGCTTCCCGCACGTTCAGCAGGATGTCATCCCCCAGGCGCACGCCCAGGGCCAGCATGATTTCCGGGCCGGCACCTTGCAGCACCAGGGTGGCATTGAGCACCTTGCCGCTCTTGGCCATTTCTTCGGCGATAAAGCGCCCGCCGGACATGGACTCCATGTCGAACTCGATCTTCGGCGGAGTGAACTCCTCGACCGTGGCGGACAACGGCAGGCCTTGAAGGGTGGCCGCAATGGCCTGTCTGACTCGATTGGTAAACATTAGAGAACGTCCTCCAGGAACTGCTCGATGATTTCATCGCGGGCGTTGAGTTGATAAATCATGTGTTCGTTCGGCGCATAGCGGCCGTAATCAATAACGATGAACCAGGTGCCGTTCTTGTACTTCTCGACACTGTTGAGCTCCGGGTGCAGGTACACGCTGCCGCCGGGAATGGTTTCGTCGGCGACCAGGGTTTGCAGCCAGTCGTTGATGCGCTTGACCTCCTGGTCCATGAAGGACTTGGTGAGGTTCTTGTCCATGGCTTTCTGGCCCGCCTTGACCAGCTTGCGGCTGATGGCATCTTCCAGCCCGACATAGCTGATGAACTTGCCGGTGATGGAGCGGTTACCCAGCAGCGAAAAACCGCCGAGGATGGTGCGGGCGTAGTAGCTCACGCCGTAACGGTTGAGCAGGTCGCCTTCGGTGGAGGTGTCGAGGATGTTGTACTCGACCACGCGGGAAACGTCCTCGGCGAACGTCACCTGGTTACCCGGGCTTTCCCATTGCTTGACCTTGGCCAGCGCAGCGATCGCCAGGGACGACGGCGCAAGGAACACGTTTTTCTTCGCCGCCTTGGAGTACACCGACGGCATGTTGTGCACCAGCAGGCAACGGTCGAAACCAAGCTCGGCACCGCCCAGTTCGCCGCTGTAGGTCACCTGGTCGGCCACCGCCGCGTCCTTGCCATCCAGCACCACACGGGCCTTGATGCGCTTGCCGAAGGCCGCGAACTCACCCGCCACAGCCTTGGTACCGGTGAAGCCTGGGGCGCCGATAATGGTCAGGTCTTCCGGCACGCTGGCCAGTGCCGCCAGGCCCAGCTTGCGACCGGTGACCGGCTCGTTGCCGCCGATTACATTGTTGAGGGTGTCCGCCGGGGTGGCGCCCTCTTCCACGATCACCACGTAGACCGGCACCTTGACCACTTTGAGGATCTGGTAGACCGCGTGGAACAGCGTGCCAGACTCCGCACCGGTAGGGTCCAGCAGCGCCTGGGTGGTGAAACTGTTGATACGGAATGGCGCGTTTTTCGGGATCGACGCATGGGCATTCGGCGCGGTGCCGACCAGGCCGATCACGTTATCGCCGAGGCCACCCATGGCCTCGGGGGATTCAGTGGCATTGACGGTGATGCCGTTGTGCTCGAAGTTCAGAACCTCAGCCATGGTTAGTCAGCCTTCTTGGTAGTGGCCTTTTTGGCCGGGGTGGCGTTGAGGACGCTGGTCAGTTCCAGGCGGC